TAAACGAAACCCCCGGCCAGCCTGTCAATTTTATGCGCCATGTGCGCAACGCCAACCGCTTCTTTGTTTATCCAGCTCCCGAAGACGGTGTTGTGCTTGTGGGTGAGTACGCTCAGACCCCGCCTGATTACACAATAGACCAAGAAGTTACATTCCCCACGGACACATATTTCCCCGCTGTCATTGATGGGACGGTGTTCTTGGCCGAGTCTATTGATAACGAACACGTAAACTCAGGGCGCGCTAAGCTGTTCCTAGATGCGTTTGTGCAAGCGCTAGGAGTGAGCCTTCAGTCGCGCACAATCACGGATACGCCCTCAGCGGGCATAAATCCTAAAGAGGTAATCTGATGGCAGACCGCACCTTCGCTTCGCTTGTGCCACGTGTACAGGCTTCCGTGCTTGGATGCCCACACGCGACCATTGTGCAGTACATCCGTGATACGGCAATTCGTACGTGTGAACGCACTCTAGCTTGGCGCTATCAAGTGCCGCTGTTTAATCTGTCGCCCGGGGTGCATGAGTATCTATACAACAAACCTATAGCGACTGATGTTCATGCAGTGTTTGAAGCTCTAGTGAACAAGAGCCCGCTTGAGCGCTTGACACTGGAGAAAGCTATTGAGCTCTATCCGCAGTGGGCTGACTTGTACAGCGGGCAAGATCCTTCTGTACTGTGGAGCTTAACGCCTGCGGTCAGCACGTTTAATACGCCCGAGTTTAACGAAGTGCAATTTAATGAGAACGGTGAGTTTGTATTACCTGATGCCATAGTTGCTGATGGAAGCACCCCGCAGTCGATCTGCCAAATTAGCCCTGACAAATACATCGTGCTGCCACTACCCGATGCTGAGCGGGTATATCAGATGCGGATGTTCGTGGCGCTCAAACCTAAGCGTTCAGCTTCTGGGATGGACGAGGTTATGTTCGATGAGCTAGAAGAAGTCATCATGCACGGCACCCTCCAACATCTTTTAGTATTACCTAACGCAAGCTGGTCGGATCGGGAACTCGCTGCTTATCATTCCAAGCAGTATGTATTCCAGATTTCTGAGCGCCGGGCACGTGCCAATCTTGGTAATATGCGTGGTGCGATGCGCGTACGGATGCAACCTTTCGGAGCATGATATGGCTGTGCAACTTACAAACAATGCTTTCTCGCTCATCCCGCTAGGGGTACAGAGCACGGACACGACTCTAACTGTGTCGGCTGGCGATGGTGCAAAATTTCCTGTCCTCGGAACAGGTGACTTTTTCTACCTTACCCTTGTCAACACAAGCGGTACTTTTGAGATTGTAAAAGTCACAGTCCGGGTCGATAATGTTATGACAATTGAACGTGGCCAGATTGGTACCGTGGCGTTAACTTTCCTACCAAATAGCCGAGCAGAGTTGCGGGTGACTGCCGAAAACGTTTTTATCGCTGCTGGCGATTACTTGTTGTTGTAAGGATACGATATGGGAATCCAACGAAAAAATAATGTCGCAACCACTCTTGCAGCGGCAATTAGCGCGTCTGATGTTGGGATGACTGTTGCTACAGGTACAGGGGTTCAGTTCCCTGCACTTGGCGCTACAGATTATTTTTACGCTACGCTTGAAACTTCGCAAGGCACCCAAGAGATTGTAAAAGTTACAGCTCGCTCCGGCGACAACATGACAATCGTACGTGCGCAAGACGGGTCAACAGCAAACTCATTTGGTATAGGTGCCCGAGTTGCGATGCAGATCAATGTTGCTACTATCACAACATATGATCCCGCAGGTACAGGCGCTGTCACTACAACTGTCCAAAATAAATTGCGCGAGACGGTAAGCGTCAAGGACTTTGGCGCTGTTGGTGATGGTGTAACAGATGATACCGCGGCTATCCAATTAGCATTTACTTACGCATATACGCGTACAAATCCTGCGGTTTATTTCCCTACTGGCACTTATTTAGTCGCATCATCAGCAACGCTTTACCGTCTTTCAAGTGGTATGGAAGTGTACGGCGACGGTATGGACGCAACCATTATTAAATGGAACGCCACTCATCCCGGTTCTACTATTGCTCTTTTTGCAGGGGCTGCGTCGGGCGATATTGATTCAGCAACAATTCGAGATTTAGCCATTCGTGGCAACCACGATACTTCTGGCTATGTTTCAGAAGGTTGCTATCCAATTTTAGTTCTTGCTTGTAATGATTTAAAAATACACCGAGTAAAAGTTACTCATTCTCAAGTAATGGGTATTGTTTCAAGAGGATGTTTTGCTGTTGATGTTGACAGCTGCGTAGTGCAATACTGCGCTAGAGATGGGATTAACACTGCTAACTGTAATTACGTAAAAATCACAAACAATAGAATTGAATTTTGTGATGATGATTCAATTGCTGGGCATACGCAAACTTATGATGTCACTGATCGAGGCTATGTAGTCACAGGAAACATTATTCGTTTTTGTCAGGGCATGAAATTTTTGGGCGCAAGAACAGTAACAATTGTAGGCAACACAATTGAATTTTGTATGGGTCAAGGCATTTCTATTAATACTGATGCGTTAACCTCACCCCTAACTGAAGGTGCTGCGGCGGAACAAGGCGTTGTTATTGTAGGCAACACAATTAAAAATTGTTTTGATCGAGCGTATGTTGACGCCAGAAATTCAGGCGCACCTTACATTACTATTGGCGGCGAGTCAGCTAGACAAGGTAGCTTAGCCGCCATCCCCGGTCGCAATGATGTTAGCACAGGCACTATTATTGATCCATACCCATACTATTGGACGGCTAAAAATTCATCGTCAACCGACCCTATTGCAGACAGTTGCAACGTTTTAATTTCTAACAATGTTCTTGTTCGCGATATGTACCCGACAGCTCATATTAGCGATTATGGATGCGGCGAGTTTTATTTGAGAACAGGCCCTAGCGACCCTGCGGTTGTAGAAGCTGCGTATCTAGAACAAGCAATTCTTGTTGCTGACAGAATTTACAACGTTAAAATATCTAACAACGTTATGTCAGGTTTAGCAAGCGCTTTAAATCTTGCGTTTTCAGCACAATTTTTTAGCTCTGTTTTTGAGAACAATATTGTTTCAGATATGTCGTCTAACGGAATAACTGTAAGCGGCGGTAACACATTAAACCAATCTTTAATTGTAAGAAACAACGTATTTAACTTAGACCCGTTTTTAAAAAGCGCAAACAGAGGGGCTAACGGCACTTTTATTTCCACAGGTGGTGGCCCAACCGGTTTGTTAATTCAAAATTCTTCGGGGTATAGCATTGCGGGAAATACGTTTAAAAATTGCAGCCGTATAACTGATTATAGTTTGGACACAATAGGTGTTTTGGGCGCTAATAAAATCCACTTAATGGCTCCTAACTATTTAGAATGTCAACCCGTAACAACCGGATTCAGTACAAGCAATAAAGGCATTGGGAATGTGCCAACTGGTACATCTTTTATTTTAAAATGTCTTGATTCTGACCCTGCTTCAGCCACTTACGAAACTACGCTTAATAATTGCCCAATTTCGGCTAACGGAGTGCCGACAACAGGAACTTATATTTCAGGTCATGTGGTGCTAAACAACGCACCTAGCGTGTTAGGTACCGCAGCGTCGCGCTATATTGTCTACGCTTGGATTAAGCTCACAACAGGCAGCACCAACGTATTAAATACGGATTGGAGCGAACTGCGGCAGTTAACGGGAACTTAAAATGATTATTAAATTTGAAATGACCGATGGTGTGAACACATTGCGCGATGCAATTGTGTTGCCTGAAGGCATAACAATGACTGACGTAGAGATTGAAGCGATGAAGCAAAAGCGTTTTGATGATTGGCTTGTAATTATCAACACACCACCAGTTGAAGCAATTGAGGAATAACCGTGGCAGATAGATATTGGGTCGGCGGTACGGGATCGTGGGATGCAACCACAACTAATTGGTCTGCAACGTCAGGTGGTGCGGGTGGTGCGTCTGTGCCAACCCTTGACGATGATGTAATTTTTAACACTTTGTCAAATGCTACTGCTTATGTTGTTACCTTAACAACAGCGCCTATCTGCCGTAGTGTGAGCGTGGCGGGGCCAGCCGTGGGTAACGTCACGATTGCTGGTAGTGCAGCTTGGTCAATTTACGGCAGTATGACTCTTGCAGCCACGGGTGTGACATGGACAAACACATCTAATATTAATTTTCGTGCAACAACAACTGGTTGGACAATAACAACTAATGGTGTTTCTTTATCTAACGGAATAATATTTAACGGCGCAGGCGGTGGCTGGACATTGGGTTCTGCGCTAACAAATACGTCTGCATCTGGAGCTACGCTTACTCAAGGCGCATTTGCAACAGCTAATTTTAATGTGACTGTTACTGGAGGTTTTGCTAGTACAGGAGCATTAACTCGCTCAATTACGCTTGGT